TTGAGGACTTGCAGCAAACGAGGGCAGACGCTACCGCGCAATTCAGGTTCCACGCTAGAAACGCAGACCCGGCTACGTTGCGAGAGGCAAGAGCATTGCGACAACGCGCAGATGTGCTAGAGACTCAGTTTGAACAAATGGCGCAGCAGGCAGGGCGTCCTCAACTGATAGACCAACTTCGTCAGGCTCGCGTAAATATCGCAAAGGCGCACGGCTACGAGGCCGCGCTTGATGACGTTACCGGCAACGTGGATGCGCGAATCCTTGCATCTCAATTCGACAAGGGCGCGCCAATGACAGGCGGCTCCGCTGAGATTGCGAGGGCGGCTAATGTCTATGGCCCATCCATGCGCCTACCTGAAAACGTGGGGCCGAATCCAGGTCTAAGCATGTTCGATTACCTGACCGCGCTAGGCTCCGTTGGCGGCGCAGTCGGGACGCAGAATCCCGCGTTTATGGCTGGCGCAGCGTTGCCGCTGGTTCGTCCAGCAGTCAGGTCTGGAATCCTGTCGTCACCGTATCAGGCAACAATGGGCAGGCCGAATATCAACCCGCTAGGCCGCGATGATGCGCTGCTTCTCGGCATATTGTCCGGCTCGGCACAACAGCAAAGGTGATCTATGTCACTCGACAAAATAGCGAAAGACGCCGAGAAACTGGAAACTAAAACAGACGCAGTTCTCAGCAAGCTGCTCAATTTTCAGTATAGCTGGGTAGTCATTTTTGCCGTAATCGTCGCAAGCGTGTTTGTGGGGTATTCGCTGAAGTAAGTGCCGGTCTAATAAGATTGGAATAATAATGTTTGAGTTTCTAGGTATTAGCAAATCAGCGACTATAACGGGGCTGATTGGTTCCACATTAGCCGCTTTGCAGGGGAAAGATCGCGGGAAAGTGGAACGGTTTATAGCTTTCTGTGTCGGAACTGCTGTAGCGGTTTTGACGCCGGACTTGGCTATTGCCGCTTTCGAGTTAAAGCCCGCGCCATCGCTCTACAGTGCTTTGGGATTCTTTCTTGGCTACTTCGGCTTTCGGCTGATGGACGCCGCCATGCAACTTGACCTGAAGGAAATAGCCGCAACTTGGCTGAAGAAGGGCTAAATGGACATGTTTTATACGTTCACCGCATTGGTGATTGGCTGCATCTGCGTTGCTCTGGTGGCGCATCCACAGTATGAGGATGGTCTATTGGGGCGCTTTGCGTTGGGGGCGATTGCGCTGGCAGAACTATCCGTATTTTGGGATAGCGCGTTTAGCGGCAGGTATTACAACGGAATGCTCAATACGACCGTTGTGATTCAGGCCGGATTGGCACTATTCTTTGTGCGCCATTTTTACAGATTCATCGCCGCCGTTCACTTCGGGCGGACTGACTATAATTGGGGCGTGGTGAAGAAGTGAAACTCCGCGTTGAGCGCATGATGTGCGGGGCTACCTGCACGATTGGGGAGTTGACCGTCGATCAGGTGTTTGAGTGCTACACTTTGGAAGATGAAGATAGGCGTCTAGAGGATAATCCCGATGCGAAGATTCATGGAAAAACCGCGATTCCGAGGGGAACCTTCAACGTGGTCATTACACTTTCCAACCGTTTCAAAAGACCTCTCCCATTACTCGAAAACGTCCCCGGTTTTCAAGGCATCCGTATCCACCCCGGAAACACGAGTGCAGAAACTGAGGGCTGTCTGCTCCCCGGCAAAGGCCACACCGACCGCACGGTGACGGAATCGAGGGCCGCGTTCAATGCGCTGTTCGACAAGATCAAGACTGTTCGTCGGCTTGCGCCGTTCGTCAGCCCGGTCGTGCAGGGTCGCGTCATGCGGTCACGCGGGTTCGAGACGCTTTCGTTGGCTCCGGCCTACGTCAAGCCCAAGCACATCGTCGATCCCAACCGCCAGTTCACGCGCCGCGTGGGCGAAGTCCCCGGCTTGGGTTCGAGCAGCCCCGGCGCGCGCTGGAACGCAGCGATTTCCGAGAACCTGGCCGAAGAGCGCGAGAGCATCCATCGCCGGGAAAACTGGATGGCCGCTATGGCGATCATCTACGGCAAGGTCACGATCACGGGCGAAGACTACCCCACCAAGGTTGTGGACTTCCAGCGTGACGCAGGCTTGACCCGCGTGCTCACCACGACCGCTCGTTGGGGCGAGTCGGCGGCTGACCCGCTGGCGGACATCAAGGATTTGCGCACTCTCTCGTTCACGAAGAGCGGTTCGCCGATCACCCGTCTGACGATGGGCCTGGGAGCGTTCGATCTCTTCTACGAGGACGCGAAGGTCCAAGCCCTACTGAAGGGCCAAGAAATTGGCAACGTGGCTCGCACCAGCGACTCCACTCTGTCGGCTCTTGGCTCGCCGGGTCAGCCCTTCGAGTTCCGGGGTGTGCTGCAAGGCGCGAACGGGCAGGGTCGCCTCGAAGTCTACACGTACAACGAACAGTACGAAGACGAGAACGACACCACGCAGGAAATCATGGGCACCTACTCGGTGGTCGGCACCGGCAACAACCTACGCGGCATCCGCTGCTATGGTGCCATCCGCGACAAGCGCGCGGGCCTTCAGCCGCTTCCTCTGTTCCCGAAAATGTGGGATCAAGAAGACCCGTCGCTGACCTACACGATGACGCAGAGCGCGCCGCTGATGGTTCCCACCAACATCGACAACTCCTTCCACATCGTCGAGGTGCCGCCCTTGACGCGGACAGTGACGCCGCCCTTCTGTCCGACGCTGCCGCCGACCACGAACCGGGCCAAGGCCGTGGGGCGCTGCCGCCCTTCAACCGAGGCCACCAGCCGCGTGGGCGTGGCGCGCTGGCCGAACGTGATCTTGTCATCGACGTAGCCTGCCGGGAAGTTGATCTCGCGCGCCGCCGCCTTGCGGAAGCGTACCAGCGCCTTGCCTGACAGAACGTCGTTCAGCGCGAGAGACGCGGCCTGCCGGGTTTTGTCCGGCACCGATACCAAGAAGTTTTCCAAGTCGAGAACTTGGGCGATGTTGACGCTAAACACGAGTGACCGTCCAGTAGACGTTCTCGGGACCGTCGCCGTCGAGTTGTTGGTCGAGCACCACGCCCAGGCCGTAGCCGGGGAACGTGACCTCGCCGCCATTCTGGAGAACCAGCCCGAGCGAGTCGAGTTCAGTCTGGTTGAATACCACTTTCTCGATTGGTTCCATCACGGCCATGCCGCCGTCCTCGTTGCCGAGGTGCAGCTTGGCCTTGGTGTGGAATCGAGCGGACAGGCTAAGGCCTGCGGCGATCTGTGCGACCGTCGGCGTCGATGGCTCTCCGCCGTCCGCGTAGAAACAAGGCTCGCTCATCCGTTGGTGGATGGCGAGCCTTGCATCACGTTTGATGGCCGAGAGGCCCATCGGTCAGATGTCCTCGTCGTCATCCGAGGATGCCGTCACTGGCTTGGCCTTCTTGCCTTTGCCGGTGGTCTTGGCTTCAGCCGCAGGCGCTTCTGCGGCTTCTGCCTCGGCTACGACAGCACGACTCTCGTTGACCGGACGACGGAGCGCGCCCGGATGGGCCTTGTTGATCGCGGCGATCTCGGCGTCGTTGAAGTCTGCGCCGGTCCCGGCAGCGACAGTCACCCGTGCGCCCTCGCGGACGATGACGACGGAAGCCGCAGCGGCGATCATAAATGTAAGCTTGTTGGTACTCATGGTCTAGCCCCTTGGAAGTAACTTCTGAAGCGGTCGGGGAGGGACGCTGACCCTCCCCTAGTAGCTTTAGCTGTACGCGACGATGTGGAAGGAGTGGTGCAGCAAGTGATGCCAATTCGAGTCCACTTTCCCGGCACGTTGCAGACACCGCCCATGACGCTAGAGGGGCCGGTAGTCGATACGTTGCCGACCGACGCAAATATGGGCGACTGTTTCACGTGGAACAACCAGTTGGTGATGTACCTTGGCGATGGCCGATGGGCACATTATGATTCTGGTGCTCCTGTAGCCGTAAGCGACGAACCGCTTACCGTGGGGGCCAAATGACCAACCACACGCCACAATCCCTGTCCGCATTCTCCGACCGCGTGAAAGCCGCGTTTCTCGCCAAACAGATCGCGGCACCCGTCCACTTGTGCGACGATGCGCAGGCGGAACCGCTTATTGAAATCTTCAAGAGCATCCGGCCGCAGGACGCGGTATTCGGAACGTGGCGAAGTTCGTTTCATGCGTTGCTGAAAGGCATTCCGGAAGATGAAGTCTTTCAGATGATCCTTGAAGGTCGGTCAATGTACTTGATGAGTCGGCAGTATCGGTTCATGGCTTCAAGCATCGTCGGCGGGATTCTGCCGATAGCGTTAGGTGTGGCCGATGGCATCAAGCGAACGGGCGAAGATGCGAAGTGCTACGTGTTCGTTGGCGACATGACTGAAAAAACAGGACTGGCGAATGAGTTTGTCCGATATGCCCAGTGCAACGAACTTCCTATTATCGTGACCGTTGAAGACAATGGACTCAGTACCAACACGCCAACGCAATCGGCGTGGGGTCAATCTACAAAACCGTTGCTATACGGGTCGTATCGTTACACGCGAACCGTGCCGCACGTCGGCGTAGGAGGGCACGTACAATTCTGAACGCAGATCAACTACTTAACGCCGCCATGCTCGCCATCGCCGCCCAGCCGGGAAGTCTATTCGTCGGGCAGAACGTTCGCTACGACGGGGCGGCCACGTACAAGGCTCTCGATGGCATCCCGGACGAGCAGCGGTGCGAGTTCCCCGTCGCGGAAGAACTCCAGCTCGGTTTTTGCACGGGCCTCGCTCTGATGGGATTCTTGCCCGTTTGCATTTATCCCCGCATGGACTTTATGCTCCGTGCAGTCGATCAACTCGTCAATCACCTCGACAAGCTCGAATACATGAGCCGTGGCCAGTTTTGCCCGAAAGTTATCATTCGCACGAAGGTAGGGGCGACAAAGCCACTGAACGCCGGCCCGCAGCACACGCAAAATCACTGTGCCGCCTTTCGCCTCATGCTCACGAATGTTGACGTGTTGGAAATTTTGGACGCGAAAGACATTTCACGAACCTATAGAATGGCGATGGAATCGAAGCGGTCGTCCATCGTGGTGGAGGCGTGGTAAGTGAACCCGCATTTGTTCCCAAACTACAGGCCTGAAGGTAGCGGATTACTCGAACTCTGCCAAGTCGTTCGCGTTCGACCTGGCGACGTGATTTCCGTCAAGCTGGCCAACAACCCGACGAACGAAGTTCTCGACGCGATTTCGACGCATCTACGCGGCATTTGGCCAGATAATCGCGTTCTCGTGCTCTCGGCTGGATCGTCCATCGAAGTCATTAGCCCGGCGGATTCGCCCGACGCCATCGTGGGGGATATGTAATGCTCCTACTCCTATTCAGCGGCAAAGCCGGGGCCTCGGGCACGTTGACGCCTGACAATCGCAACGGCGTCGGACTCGCCACGAACAACCAGACGGCGACGGGCCGCGACGGTGGAGCGGTGACGGCAACCGGGAGGGCACCGAATACCTAATGGCTATCGTCTCCCCTAATTTCGTGTTGGCCACGGCCGGGCAGGACATCACGGTCACGGTCACGATTCCCACGGATACGACCGGCTGGACGATGACGAGCACGCTTCGACCGTTCAACGGCGGCACGGCCATCGCCACGAAGACGGTAGGCAGCGGCATCACGAACACGCCGGGGGCCACGTCAACGGTCGTTATTACGTTTACGGCTGCGAATCTCACGAGCTTGCTAACCGGTGCTTACGTTTGGGATTTGAGTCGGACTA